CCGCTTCCGCTTGCGTTGGTTGCCTCCGGCCACAGAACATCATCACTGATTGCATTGTCCGTGATGTACTTCCAAGTCCATGCCGCCGTATCTTTTGGAAATACCAGTGTCGGAACATCCACTTTGTCGTAATTTTCATTGATTACAGAGCTAACCTTTGACTGGTCATAGCATTTAAAGCAGTCAAACTTGTAATTTCCGTCTGCATCCGTGCTCCACTGCCATAATTCATCACTGATGATCAGATATGAACCGTTCATGAACTCAACGCCCTGAATCATTCCAGGTTCTTTTCCGGATGTCGGGCTGTATCGGCTACCATCTCTACCCAGTACATTGTCATTCCATCCGGAATAGTACGGAGCGGTAGATAACATCGTGGTTCCGGCTACTGTGTCAAAAGTCTTTCCTCCATTGTCCACGTACACTGCGGAATAGTCTGTGCCGTCAATGTTTACAGTCTCAATCGATGTGATTAACTTAGCGTCAAAAATGGAATATGCACTGGCAGCGTTTCTGTCGGTCGATGCATTTGTTCCGAGCATGACCGCAGATCCAACAAGCAGGTTTGCCGCCTGTGCTGTGGTCAGAATCACACGCTCTACTCCGGTTTCAGTCACAGCAACCGTGTACTGGAAACTGTAGCTTGAGCATCCTTCAATCTTTCCGGAATTTCCTTTGCGTCCATATTTCAGACGCATCATAGCATCCAGGAACTTCAGAAGTGATCCGGATGCTCCGGAATACTGCGTTCCTCTGGCTCTCCATCTGGTTACTCCGGTTGAATGTGAGGTACGGTTGACTGGTGCCAGTCCAGTTCCGCAAGTGATCGCTCCGTCAGCATCCATACCGGCATAATATTTCGGATGTGCCATGTACTCATGCACTTTTCCGGTTCGGTCTGTACCTTCTTTCCAACGTTCGTAGCCTGGAGCCGGTGTACATCTGGTTTTCAGATATTTGTAATCCTTGTCCTGCCATTCACGCTTGTAGGTGTTCTTCTGGATCATCCAACACAGATGTTCTCCACCTCTGACCTTTGCTGTATCGTCAATGTGTTCCACGTAGAAAATCTCATGGGAACCATCTGCTTTTTTCTCTACCGCAACCTCCAGACACCAAAACTGCGGAAGGTGTGCAAACGGATCATTACCGGCTGTAGATTCTGTGGACGGTGTACATGTCAGTCCTGTGGAATCATCCGTTAAGGTTCCGATCATGGACGTACTCTTATCATATCTTGGTGTCGTTACGCCGTGAACTCTGGAATCAACCAGAACATTTCCGAACCATCTCTCCAGCATCTCCGCTTTCGTGAAAAGCTCCGGATTATATTGAATCTTCCACCATTCAGTAAAAAGGGCATCTACCTCCGCTTTGGAAGTAGCTGCCGCAACTTTCTCTTTATATTTCAGATCCATTTCTCCAGCAATCTGATCTCTGTGAACTTTGACCAGTAACTGCATGGTCGTGTCTCTGGGGATATTGATTGTCTCACTCATTTTCTGCCTCCTATGCACTTAAAATGATTGCGTCAAGTCCCTTGTCATCCGGGTTAATCTGGAACGCAATCGTGTTGACCTGGTTAATAAGTATCTCTGTAGCCTCTTTCGCCTTAGCAATGGCATTCGCAGTATTCGCCTGCCTGTCCTTCTCGTTCTGAATCCGGACATTTTCACTGGCGGTTCTTGTCTGCTCCGCAGATGCTCTGTCTGATTCAGCCTGGGATCTCGCCTGCTCAGCCTGGACTCTGGCAGTTTCAGCCTGTGACCTGGACTGTTCTGCTTTATTCGCATTATCAGTAGCCAGGTTGGCTTTCTGAGCCGCCTGGTTCGCTGCAGAAGTCGCACTATCCGCATTCCCGGCTGCTGTAGATGCCAGACTAGCCGCCTGCTTTGCATCCTGCGCCGCCTGGTTCGCTGCCGTTACAGACTGCTGGATCGCTGAGTCAATCTGTTTTGCAGAATCAACGACTTTCTGTAAAGCTGTCTGCTGTGTCTTACTGGCCTCTGTAGCTTTCTCAGTTGCTGTCTGCTGTGTCTTACTGTCAGACGTAGCCTTTTCCGTAGCGGTCTGCTGTGTCTTTCCGGCTGCGGTAGCTTTTTCATTTGCATCCTGCTGAGCTTTACCATTGGCGATTGCTGTAGTTAGATTCTGCAATGCAGCTTTGACTTCCTCAGACTTCGTGTTGATAGATTCTACCTGCTCTTGCATGGTAGCCGCCGACTGTTTTACTGACTCTTTGATGCTGTTGTAGCTTTCATTTTCCTCGTGAATCTTCTGCATACAGGAGATAAAAGCTCCTCGCACCTCTTCTCCATATACCGCATTTCTAAGCTGATCTATTTCCTGGGAAATATCTGCCATTTACTCCACCTCCTCGATAACAGGCTCCTCTCCGGCAACACTCTCTTCCGATGCATCCGGGGCTTCTTCCGGATTTTCAAAAAGCGTAATCAGCTCTTCTTTTTCTTTCTCGAAAGTCTCCTGTTTCTCTTTCGCCTCGGTTTCATAATATTCTTTCAATTCCTCTTCATATCTGGCTGTATCGTCCGCAAGTTCGTTTGCAGCATTTGATCTGATTTCAGCAAGCACTCCGCTCAGAATCCCCTCTGCCATAAAAATAGGCAAACCGTAAGCCGCCATCGTGTTTCCAACCTGCCTTGTGATTGCCTGTTTCGCATCAGCATAAATAACACTAAGCGGTCTGACCGGCTTTTTCTTCTCTTCCATCTTCCTTTACCTCCTGCTCTCTTTTAATGGTTCCTACAGCTACACTGTTTTTCGCTACCTTTTCCGGTGCGTCTCCTCTCGGAAAAATAATTTCCATCTTCTTGCCTCCTTCTTAGTTCCAGTAACCTACTATGATTCCGTTGTAAACTCTGAGATGCGAATACGTCCAACTGTTACCGTTGTTCGTGATCTCACATACAATCGGTATTGCTCCGCTAAATGCGGTATATCCTCCAGCAGAAATCGAACCTATCTTGAAGTTTTTCAGCGTGTACCAGTTTCCAATCAGATTGCAACCCATATTCACGCCATACTCATCGTAAATAGAGTTCGCACGGCTGAAACATAACATTGTCGTGTATGAGTTGGCCGATGCGCTGGCTTTCTGAGCGAACGCCATGTACTTTCCCTGTGGTTCCAAGTCGAACACCAGCCCCTTATGAGAATTGTTCTGAGCCCACTGGTTTGTCCCAATACATCCGACATAATAACCATCCCGATAGAAATGGTTTCCGCTTTCATCGAATACCGCTCGTTTCTTTGACGTAGACACGCCATAATCATAAATGGCTATCTCTCCCGCGCTGATCTGCACATACTTACTGCTGTTGTTGAATGCCGTAATTACTCTGTCATAATACTGAGTAACATATGAACCAAAATCTCCCTTGCTTACCTTGCTGATAATATTATCGGCATTGACTTTGATAGATGCCTTCAGATCTTCCTCGCCTTTTGTTGCTCTCTTGACCTCTGCCTCGATGGAGTCTTTCAATACACTCAACTGGCTTTCTGAGTATGCGGATATATAACCAAGGATTTCAACATCCGTGATATATACAGTCGTATCCGCCACATAGTTATAAAAGTATGTGTAAAAATACGATGGCGTAGCTTCGGCTGTAAATTCAAACTGTTTCCACCCACTTCCAAGCTCTCCGGCAGCCGTTAAAAATGCTTTTCCGTCAATCGTGACTCGTATCCGTGCATTTCCGGAATCTTCCGTATCGCAAGCTGCTTTGAACCTTACAGTCACTTTCCCTTTTTTCACCCACGGTCTCTGGTACCATGAGAGGCTATAGGTCGAAGTATTATTCTCTATCTTCGCACAGCTTTTTCCAGAAAAGGTAGTCTGCGTTATTTGTGCAGCACTACTTCTATTCCATCCGGTAAACTTATCAGTGCTATCCGAAAAATTCCCATTGCTGCAATAATTGTGCAATGAGTTTTCGTATACTTCGGACACAGTTGCAGATACTTTCCCGACTTCGACATCCAGTCTTGCATCAATATCGTCCAACAGTTCCTGCATATCCCTCAAACACCGGATATCCGTTACATACAATACGCTTCCGGAATATCCGTATACCGTCACAGCTACAGACTTTGCAGCTTTCGTGATCTTGACCTCTTTGCTGTATGCATGGTATTCATCTGCGGTATATCCACTGAGATAAGCCGTGGACTTATTTTCGGAAAATCCGTACTGGATATAAGACGGTCGGTACTTTGAACCTTCCGGATACGCCGCTTCGACAGCAATCTTATAATTGCCAGCCTCCAGAGTTCCCAGACTCTGTGTCAGCGTTACTGCTCCGGTTCCGGAAAATGTTAGCTTAAAGGCGTTCATGTTCAGAAACTCCGACTTCTCCACCTTGCAAATGTTGGTCGCTCCGGATATTGAGAACCTGGCCAGATCCAGTGTCTCCTGCTCTCCGCCGGTTATATAATTCTTTCTGGTAACTCTTTCCTTAACACTTCGTACAGACAGTTCAATGCGGTTCTCCATGTTGGAAATGGAATTTTCTATCTCTTCCCTTGCCACTCTTACCGTATTGTCTGCATACTCATTGGCTGCCGTTTCGCTTTCGGATATCTTCGTCTCCACGGATGTCCGATACCCGGCATCCAGGGATTCGGTCTTCACAGAATTTGCCAGTAGCATCTTACCGTTGATCTTTCCATCCATCGTCAGAGCCACACCGTCTATAGGTCCGTCATATCCCTGGCTGTAATGAGCAAAACCGCCAAGTCCCCATCTCCACAGGTTCTTGGCTTTGTTCTTATAATCCTTATCATCAGCAACAATGAACTCATTCGGAACATGCACTGCATATCCACTGGCTACCTGTTTGTTTATGAGGTCTTGTGCGCTTCTGAGAGCCTCCTGCAAGATTTCTGACTTGCTCGGCAAGGATTTTATCGTCTCTTCGATTTCTGCCGTATTCTGGCGATTTGACGAGGTGTACGACTTGACGCTTGTTTCATCGCCCAGCGTAACCGTATTATTCTTGAAGCTGGTAATGTATACCTTCTTCTTCGTCAACGGAAATTCCTTATCCAGACCGTTCGGTGTCGATACGCACTGAATCTTATTTCCAACCTCGAATTGCTGGAAGGAATCATCCGTGAGGTTCAGATCTATTGCTTTCACTTCCAAGACCATCTTCTCGAACTGAGCAGATTTCAGATATTCCTCTCCCTTTTTCTTGAGGTTTTCCGGAAGAGTCACATCGTCCCAGGTTACGGTCTTGTATATCTTTCCGTACTCCTTCACGGCGTTATCATCCGTGACATAATCAACGCCACCATTTACGCTCGCAATCGTTATCCTCTGTTCAGAGATAGCCTCAAGCGCCGGGTCCTGGTCTTCTTCATCCAGCTTTGCTCCCAACGGGATCACGCAGGTAACCAAATCAGAGGCATCCATATTCTTTGAAAAGTCCAGCAGATTCTTGCCGAACCGGATGCCTTGTGTATTTCTTGTGTAATAATCTTCATCCGACAGGTAATCCAAGATTCTCAGCCCGTCTTCATGCCGGATAACCAGATGTCCTCCAAGTCTGCTCGTCAGCTTATCCTTAAATGCCGTTCTGGTATCTTCGTAATTGGAATACCGGTACAGTGAATCATTAGAATCCTTTACCGTTACCCTGCCGACAACGAACTGCTTTCTCTCCTCTACCTGTGCATTATGAATATCTATCAAATCCTGCACATACGCCTTGACCGAGATGTTGTGATAAACCTTTGGTCTCTGGATGCTGTCACACAAAAAGGCAAGCTCTCCTTCGACGAAGACTTTCTTTGTTCCAGAAAAATCTTCATCGTCATAGAGAACTCGCCCGTAAAACTCCGGCTCATCATCCCGGTAAATCACAATGTCTGTTGTCAGCTTCTTAACCTTGTCATAGTACGGGTGTGTTGGAAACACCTTGAAGGTTGCCGAGCCATTTACGTTGTCCCCAACCTCAAAATACGGATTTCCACCAACGGTCAGTGCTTTTACCCTGGCATCGTGAATTGTGTACTCCTTGCCGTCCACATAGGCTTTAATCGTATACATCTACAACATCCCTCCTCTGTGAATCAGCGTAACCTTGCCCGTCCCCTGGAAGTAAAAGTCATTCGCTCCCTTGTACAGAACAATGTCATACATGATATTCTCGCCGGTATATATCGTATAGGTCGAATTACGATACCTTACCTTCATTTCCGCATTGGAAACAATTCTGAGCGTTTCATTATGAACCCAACCGTCCAGGCTGACTTTCTGCCAACCGGAGCCAGAGCTGATCGTGATGTCTGAGGTGTTCCGGATAACGCCATTGATGAAGCTGAACGTATCCCACTTCCAAGGCTCATCCGAAGAATCCACGCTGATTTTATACGGCTCGCATTTGCAGCTTATAACAATCTCCGCCGTTACATCGTTATTCTTCTCTGTCTCTATCTCGCACCTGCCGGTATAATAATATCCCTTGTCGGTGTCGAGGATGATTCTCTTCGAGATTCCCTGCAAATCAGAAGCGATCTGACTTAACAGACCGCTCCATCTTTCATAACTACAGTTTCTTGCCCCGAATGTGAATTTCAAGGTCCGCATCTCATATTTTACGCCGCCGTTCTGAGCTTCTGAGAGATCCAGGTCCCCGTTCATGCCGGGGACGCTCACGTACTCTGTCTTTGCTTTCGGTATGCCGATAACAATCTTCTTGAGTCTTAAGCCCCAGTCCCGGAACGAATGCGTCTCATCAAACGTAATGCCTACTCCCGACATGATTAACCTCCTCTCTTCTTGTGTGTATCAATTCTCGCCATGTTTTCATCGACAATCGGTGTTGTTGTATCTCCAACTTCCCTACCGTCCAAATCTACATGAACGTGTGTCTCTCCGGTAATCTCTACCGTTGTGTCTCCACTCTCGAAGACACCCTGCTTTTCTTTCTCGACTTTGTATGTTGTGCTGACCTTCTTATCAACAGCAATCTTTCCGGTTTCCACATTAACCGCCGTCTGCATCCGCTTTCCAAGACTGGCCATCTCATCATCCATCTGCTTATACAGGTCTGGCATCTCGGCTTCAATACCTACGCCGATACCAGGTGGAATCCACTTACCAATCTCATCTGCAAAGACTTTGGACGGGGAGTGAATACCTAATGCTCCCTTAACACCGTCTACGATGCCGGAGAAGAAACTCTGCACCTGGCGTCTGAACCAACCGGCCGCATTACAGATTCCGTTCCATACACCCATCACGATGTTGTAGCCTACATTCGCCATCTGGGACGGCAAGTTCGCTACGCCATTTATGACGGCACTACACAAATCAGATGCTGCCTGTTTTCCTTTCGCTACCATATCGGAACCCCACTGGATTACCTTCTGGAGCGTATTACTTAACCAGGTCCAGATTTTTCCTGGCAACTGGGAGAAGAAATTAACGATTGCATCTATCGTGTTAGAAGCTATCTCCTTTGCTTTCTGCAGGGTGTTGGACCCCCACGTTACCAGCTTGTTAAAGGCATCTGTCAGCCAATTCCAAATCTTGCCCGGCAGTTCGGAAAAGAATTTCACGATACTGTCTATACAGTTGCTTGCTATCTCTCCGGCTTTCTGGAGCATCTGACTTCCCCACTCAACCAATTTGTTGTAGGTGTTTACCAGCCAGTTCCAGATTTTTCCCGGCAATTCAGAGAAAAACTTAATGATGCTGTCTATCATCTGAGGAACATTCGTTGTGATCCAGTTAATCACATTCGCTCCCCACTCAATCAGCGTACCAATTACAAAGCCTATCGCATAACCGATTTTGTATGGCAGGTCCGTAAAGAACTGCACAATCGAATCAATAATCTGCGATACCACCTCTGACGCCGTTTCCAGTATCGAAGCTCCCCACTCGACAAAACTTTCTGCCAGTGAGCTAATGGCATCTATGATTTTTCCGGGCAGTTCTGAAAACCACTCAACCGTAGAGTCTATGAACTCGCCTATGCTATCCAGGACGCCAGAAAACCATTCCGAAATAGCTGAACCAAGTTCACTCAGCTTCTCCGGGATGCTCTTGAAAAATTCTACAATCTGGTCCCAATGTTCCTTGATGAGAACAACCGCCGTTGCTACCGCCGCTACAATTCCAGCTACCGCCGCCGCAACCAGTGCAGGTGCTCCAAGGATAACAGCCCCGACAGCCGCCAGTGCAATACCGACTACCATCAGAACCTCTTTTATGGCACTGAAACCATTTACAAACATATCTACGAAATTGGTAACTGCAAGAATCGCTCCTGCAATGATAGAACCAATTCCGGCTATTGACGAACCGAACTCTGCAAAGAATCCGATTGCCTTCTGAACTGCTCCTCCGATAGAGGAGAAAACACCTGCGACCTTCGGGAACTCCAGTTCCAGAACTTCCATCAGCGTTCCGGCTCCGCCCTTCCAGAGTGCGAATCCTTCTACAACTTTTCCGATTACTCCAACCAGTCCGGAAACTCCGCCTTTCAGCGTGCCAAGCACACTGAACAGAGATTTTACAGAGGATAAAACGGAGCTGGCAACGCTCAGAGCTGCTATGGATGCCGCAATCACGCCGATTGCATATCCGACAGCCTCCAGCACATTCGGGTCTGCTCCATCAATCACACCGAACAGGTCAGAAACCACATCTACAATTCCCTGGATAATCGTACTTGCCGTATCAATGAATCCATTAAGGAATCCTTCTATCAGTGCAGATACGCCCGGAAATTCTTCACTCAGTCCCTCGCAGAATCCGGCTACGAAATCTTTTGCAGCCTGGATGATAAGCGGCAGATTTTCTTGTACCGCATCGCCAATTTTACTCAGCATTTCGCCGAAAGAACGGCCTATCTCCTCGGAATGGTCGCTTAATGCCTGTAAAAATTCCGTAAACAAATAAATACCGGCGGACCACATATCCCCGGCAACATTCAGAATCGCTTTTACAAGCTCAGCAACTACAGTCGCTCCGGCCTCTGCAAATTCTTCCTGGTGGTCCATGATGGCATTTATGAACGTACCTACCAGGTCCTCTGCAACCCCTATTAGTGTAGGTGCTGCCTCCATAGCCATCTGTGCCAGTTCAGCGAGTGAATTTCCAAACGCCTCAATCAGACCGTCAAATCCTTTTTCCGCCATGGCTTCATTCATATCCTCGACCATGCCGGTAATGACTTTGACCGTTTCTTTCATTGGTTCCTGTACCTCTTCGTACAGGGCAATACCTACAGATTCCAACGCACTCTTACAGAGCGTGATTGCCCCCTGCAGGTTATCATTCATGGTGTCCGCCATTTCCTTGGCCGCACCGTCCGCATCGTAAATAGAATCCGTCAACTTCTGGTAGTCTTCATCGGACGCATTCACGATAGCCAGCAATCCGCTCATAGCCTCCTGGCCGCCGAGTGATGCTGCCAACTGCGCTTTCTGCGCTTCTGTCAGACCTGCAAATCCAGAACGCAGGTCATTCATAATCTCTTTCAGAGACTTCATGGAACCGTCACTGTTCGTCAGCGAGATTCCCAACTGATCCATAGCCGCCTGTACCTCTTTGGTCGGCTTCGCCATTCTTGTAAAGATGCTTCGTAGAGATGTACCGGCCTGACTTGCCTTGATTCCGGAGTTCGCCATCAGACCGATTGCCGTAGCACAGTCTTCAACGCTGAATCCCAAGGCTCCGGCTACGGGGGCAACGTACTTGAACGTCTCGCCCATCATTCCTACGTTGGTATTGGAATTGGATGCTGCCTTTGCCAACACGTCTGCAAAATGTGTAGCATTGGAAACTTCCTTCGAGTACCCGTTTTTGATGATGGTTGTTGTTCCGTCTGCTGCCAGTCCGAAGGCGGTCATCGCATCGGTAACAATATCACTCGTCGATGCAAGGTCTTCCCCGGATGCCGCCGCCAGGTTCATAATACCTTCAATACTGTTCAGCATATCTCCGGTTTTCCATCCGGCCATCGCCATGTACTGGAAAGCCTCGGCACTTTCTGTGGCACTGAACTTCGTCTTGGCACCCATTTCCTTTGCCTTATCAGCAAGCTGCTGAATCTCCGTAGCCGAAGCACCGGAAATGGACTGGACCTTGCTCATTCCTGCCTCAAAGTCAGAACCGACCTTGATTGCAGCCGTACCAATACCGGCTACTGCTGTTGCAGCACCGGCCAGAATAGTAGTGGTAGCCTTAATCGCTCCGCTCGCCATTCCAGATAATTTGCTTAGTCCGCTCTGGAAACCGGAACTATCTATGCTGGTGTCAAATTTCAGCGTACCATCATAGCCCATGTTCTCACCTCAATTCTTCGGCTCAATCATCGGCTCATAATGGCACTACTTGATTTGTTTTCCGTCTTTGATTTTTAGTTCAAAACGGGCATGACAGTTTCTCCCTTTGCAGGAAACCATCACGCCCGAACACTCCGCCGTCTCTTCAAAAAACAGCGGCATCTTATATTTACACTCCGGGCATTCCACCCGTATCATTTTCTTCTTTACATCTTCAATAGCCAGTCACCTCCTACAGCAGACCCGTAAGGTCGCCTCCATTCATAAGAGCTTCTGCTATTGCATCTACCTTTTCTTCCTCATCAGCAGGCAACGGTAAAGCGTACAGTTCTTTCTTCCTGCGGTAGAAATCTCTCTGCTCTTTCGTCATGCTTGCATCGATGTCTACGCTCCGGTACTCCATAATCTTACTGAACTCCAGGTCAGAAGATAGCGTTCTCAGCAAAGCCTTGAACTTCCACCAGTGCAGGTATTCAATGTCCTGCAAATCTATGTGGTACTGTGTCAGAAACGCTGAATAGATGTAATCATCGTCATGCTCGAAGGAATAAATCCTTTGTACTTCCGTTGCTCCCTCTACCGCACCGGCTCTCTTCTCACGCCATCGTTTACCACAGGCATAGAACCACAGCAAGCTATCCACTGCTGCATCCAGGTTCTCCGGAATCTCCGGATATACCAGTTCCAGGCCTTGCCTTGCTTTCTCGGCGTCTGAAAGCTCCGGGTCCTGCATCATCATTTCAAACAGAATGAAGGTACGGAAGTTTGTTTCTATCTCATACTCCGTACCTTCAATCTCTACCGTTTCCGGAAGAAAGTCTACAAGCATGTTGTGGTTCATGAATTATCACGCCCACTCGCATTACCGATTGGCGTCACTACAGCTCCGTTCTTTCCATGCTTGTTTTTCTTCCCTTCCTGGCGTCTCTGTGCCCGGTTCATGTTGTACTTGTTGGTAATCGCATTTACCTGGCCTTTCATCTTTCCTGCCTCAGAAGAAACAATGCCGAAAGCATCCATGCAGATTGCCAGGTTGTTCTTGTCTTTGAACAGCTTGTCTGCCGTTCCTCCTCCAAATACCTCATCGAAGAAATCCTTTACGATTCCGCACATCTCCCGTATACCGTCCGCATTTGACATCTCTGTATGCTTCTTGGTTTCCTCGGCTCTCTTCACAACCTTATCCATGGATTTTTCATAAACCTCCATGACGTCTGCATCGAACAGATCTAATTCTAATTCCTGACCGCAAATTTTTAACATGCTCATATCTCTTTACCTCCAAATTCTAAGCCGCAGCTTCTTCGAATGTCTTTGATTCTGTGTTGAAATATCCGTCAAGCGGATCGCCTACTGCATTGAGATTTCCACTCATGCTCTGCTTCTTTTCTCCAGATACGCCGCTCACTTCGGCGGATACCAGGAACTTTCTGGCCGCAAATGTATTTGCAACCAGTTCAGAAGCGTTCTGCTTCTGGTCCCATAACTCTACTCTGCAATACTCAAATTCTGCATCGCTGCCGGTCAAATGGTTTCTTCCTACATGGTACAGTGCATTGACTGCATCCTGGCTCTTGATGAGTCTTGCTTCAAACGGGAATACCGATGTGTAGGACACAACAGAGGAAGAGGAAGACGGCTCGCACACATACTTCTCAGATTCACTCTCTGCTCCGAAGGTTTCATCCAGTGTTGTGAAACCAACGCCCATCAGTACCCAGTTCGCTTTTTCGGGTGTTCCGATATTTAGATAATCCGCAAACTGGTGTCTCTGTACCACTTCTCTTGCGCCACTTACATTACCTGCCATTTTTACTTGCCTCCTTAAAATACAATAATCGCAAGGAAATCTGATACCTTGCGTTTTTCATAGCTCCGTCAAAGATATATCCAGGGGAAAGAACCTCTATCTCCTCTGCACGCATTCCCTCCGGAAGTTCCGGGAGATTGCCTGCCATGCTGTTCTCCTCTACCCAGTCTGCAAGTTCTTCGTAAAACGTGCTGTTCTCGATGTTCTGTACCCGGTCCATGCTGTAAAACTCCCTGGAACCGAACTGGAACTGATACTGCCGCTCCGAACTGCCATCTATATATCTTTGGATTACCGGGTCAAATATCCCGGTCTCTATGGTGTACTCTACCGGGTCCGGCCCAAGGGCATCTACCCGGAATACACCGTCTTTCAAAAGAGGGCATTTCAGAAAATACTCTGTTATACCCTCCAGTACACTATTTACTTTCATGTGACCTCCTAAATCTTATCTGCTCCTCGCAGAATGTCTTCTTTTTCAGCCACCTTCATTCTCTCAAACCAATGTGCTCCTCGGTTCGCATCATACGGTCTGTTGTCTGCTGTTTCGTAATATTGCATGGCAGCATACGGGGCAATGTAATCTACCTCTCCACTGCCTACATCTGTTCCCAGTTTGCCGGATTTCTCCAACATACCAGTCTGGAACGGAATCCTCGGACTGCACCTTCTCAGCACCTCCGAATCTACAAACATCTGCTTTCTGCTGAACTGAGCATTCCTTTTTGCCGCAAATTCCGGGCTCCAGGTCAGCTCCGCTTTCCCGTTCCCGGAATTGATGATTGAACCTTTCGGAGTAGTGATCTTTTTCAGTGCCATCACGCACCCCCTATTCTCCAGTGCTTTGTCCTGTCGGTTCCTCTGATTGTATTGTCGGCATACTCTGTGACAGTCACAAAATCTTCATCGTGCTGTCTCAGCTTTGCCAGCTCCTCAATCGTCTCTTTCAGAATGATGCCCTGGCGGAAACTGAACGTATCGAACAGCCACTGTTCGGCCACCACATACTGTCCTCGCACAATATAAGCTCCCTTCTGGATAGTCCAGTATCTCTCTGCCTCTTCATCTGACAACTTCTTGTATTTTTCTTCGCTTATATACTGCTTTCCGGCTTCTACTGTCGCTGTGGCCGGGATTCGGATTACGCATTTTACCTTATCCTTACGGTCTGTGTCCGATACCGTCTCTCCCTTTGTTCCGTACCACGAAACTCCCATGATTCTTGTCGCACAGAGCTTTTCCCGGCGGTCTGCTCCGATTCTAAAATTAAAGATTGTCACATCACTGTTTGTCATCATACTCTTTCACCCACCCCCTGTTCAGCAGTCCGGTGTTTGCCAGGTATGACCTCACAGCTCTGTACATCTCGTTATGCAACGCCGTATCATTCATGGCGTCCGCATAGCTGATGGAATATCCATCGTTGGATTCCGACTTCACAACAGCTTCTCTCTTTTCGTTCTGCACTGCCACCGTATCAGCTACACAACAGATTGCATCCTTGATTGAATCTACAATTGAACTCAGTCTTGCAATCCGGCCAAACGTAACCTGGTTCACGAATGCTTCAGAAATATTCTCAACTCTCTTGAAATCATTCTCCGTTTTTATCTGCGTGCCACCGTAATCATTCTTGTAGTACGTGAAATCCACATACGGTCTTCTTACGTCCTCCTGGACCATCGAAACACCCCTTTCTGATAAATTGGTAGGCTGCAAAGAAAAATCAGCTATTCGCCGGGTTTACGCCCTCCTGCGTAGCTGAATCTTTTTTGCCGGTCTTCTTTTCTTTCGGAGAAGATGTACCCGTTCCGACTTCCGGCTCCAGGCTTTCAAGCGAATAGCCCATGCTTTTGTAATATGCTGCCTTTCTTTCGGGAATCCGACAGGAACTCCCGTCTTTCGTTGCTAAATACATAAGCTACCTCCTACTCAGTTTTCTTTGAGCCTTTGGCCGCCGGTTTCTTTTCGGAATCCTCAGAAGTCGGTGCAACTGCTCCCATTGTAGCCTGTGCCTGGATTGCAGCTTTCAGCTCATCGTTCTCCTTCTGAAGCTCAGTAATCTTCTTGTCTGCATCCTCCGCATACAAGGTTGCCTCTTCCAGTTTTGCTTTCAGCTCATCGTTCTCCTTTTTGAGCTTTTCAGCAGTTGCCTTGATGTTTTCCGGCTCGAACAGTATATTGTCATTCTTATCCCGGATAATGTAGCCCATCTTCTTGTACTCATCGAATTTCTCATCCGGGATTCTGAGAACTCTGTTCTTTTTCTCAACTTTATACATATGGTTTCTCCCTTCAAAAATTGGCTCCATGCACACACACAGAGCCAGTAATCAGTTTCTTTTATGCGTTCACATGGAAATCAATAGCGTCCATCTTATGAGGCAGGATAAACACATCCTCGAAAGACTCCTCGAAGTAGTCATATTTACCCTGGGAACCTGCGGACGGTGGGTCGAGCTGAGCGAACTCGTAGGAAATCGGTGTGATTACCGCCATCGGATGTACCAGAACCATGTTGATCTGCTTCGCTGTGGAATCTACCTTCCAACCCTCGGTAAAGTCATACTTCGTCTGCATCATGTCACTCGGTACGCTCTCCGGAATCTTCACATCATCAATAGAGTTAATCGCTCTCTTGATTGCATCAGAACGGCTGCCGACATCAACGGTTCTGTAAATCTGCTTCGCATTGTTGATGAGCGTTCTGACATCCGGTGTCACATACAGGATTCTTCCGGCTCTCGGAACTCTCTTGTTATCCATGTCCTTCATCATCGCATCAAAGACGGTCAGTACATTCTCCTCTGTCAGTGCTTCACTGTGGGGCGTCTTCGCTCCGTCAGTGGTCCAGTCTGCATACAGCTTGGAAATACAGTAAGCATTCATTTCCGGGAACTTCTGCTCCTCGTTGTAAACCTTCGTGATATTTCCGATTGCCACTACACCCTTGGTCTCGGCAATATCTCTCGGATGTACCAGCGTCTGCCACTGTCTGTGGTTCTCCAGAGTCAGCGGTTTCCACTCGTTGTTATAGTTACGTTTTCTGGTTCCGATGGTATCTCTATCTCCATCGGTACGGCCAGTTGTGGAAATTGTCGGCACCTCGATAACTCTGGAATTTACCCAACGGAATCTTCCATTGTTCGGTGTCGCAAATAAATCTCCAAAATACAGAACATACGGGAACATCTGCTCCAGTGTCTGTAAATACTCGGTTGCATAATTTAATTTCGCCATTTCATTCTCCTCCTGTTAGTTTTTGTCTGGCTGTCTGATTAAGTTGAACCCGAACGGATTAAACGGTGTTTCTTTGCCCTTGACTCCTTCGCCTCCGGCTCCGCCAGTTCCTCCAACTCCTCTCGCAAAGAACGGCTTTCCTTCCTCTTCCTCATGGGAATCGTCTGCCGGATCGCTATCATCTTCGATAACAAAAGCTCCCTTGTAGTCGTCATTTTCCATGAGAGACTTCATGAACTCATCGCCTCCCAGGAACTTTCCGTCTTCCAGGGTAAAGTTCTTCTTTTCAAACTCTGCTCTTACACCGTTTTCAGCAGGCTTGCTGGAGAACTTATAACCACCCATGAACATATCCAGTGCATGGGTACGCTCCTGGGCTGCAAGCTGTGCAGTCAGCTTCTGTGTCTCCTGGGTGTACTTTGTCTCCCAGTCCTTTGCAGACTGCTTAATGCCGTCAATATCCATGTCCTTGTAGGACTGAATCGTTGTATTGGCATCTGACAACTGCTGCTTTACTCCGTCCAGCTCTGTAATCTTGGCATCTAGTTTCTCCTTCGACACATAGCCTCCGGCTTTCACATCTACTACCTGAATTTTCTTGTCGGCATCAATCGCCGCCTCCAGTTCCGCATAGGTCATAGCCTTAGGCTCTTCGCCGTCCTTCGGGGTTCCAAAAAATTTCTTTAAAAATTCGTAAGCCATTTCACTTACCTTCCTTTCTTCGTTTCGCTGATTTCGTTTAGATTCCGGTTCACTCCGGCACTGCTATCGTGCGTTTATATCTCCGCACGCAAGAGAAGGAGACAGTTTATATGCCATATCACAGGGCAAAAAACAACAGCCAGGCGTTCCACCAACGGACCGGCTGACTGCTATTTGTTTTCGTGGTCTTAAAGGGTGTCTATGAACTTCTGAGAGTTCCCAGGACACGTTTTAAGCGCTTCAATGGTAAATTGTAAGGGTTAATGTGTTACAGCCCTATACGGGGCGAATACCATTTCACCCATGGTTGGGAGATAGCAGGACCACCTCCTTCCTACTCCGCTGTGTAGTCTTCGATAACTGGAATACCGTACTCAATAGCACATGTATTCTCGATTTTGCATCCTCTGGCCTCCTGCCAGCCTTTAGTAAAGTAGGCGATGTCCGCACCGGCCAAAAGCTCCAGGGATTTTCCTAAAAACCAAAGGGGCTTTGCATCCACCGGGGCTTCCTGGAAAAAGGAATCAATGACCTCTACTGGCTCTCCAATCTTTTCCTCTGCACTCTTAATGGCTTTCTTGCGTTCTGTCAAAATATCCTCATCGGATTTTCCTTTCATCGGCTGAGAAATAAACAGTTTCTTCATAGTCTTGTTACCTCCTTATTTTGCTTTCTTATTCGCCCATACAGCTTTTCCACTGACTGAGCGGTTAAATGATACCAAGTTACCGTTGCCGTCATATACGGCTGATACCTGCGTTCTGGCGGTATCTACGCTTCGTCCGGTTTGCTTGCAGAAATCCTTCATCTGCGATTCTTTCTCTTTCAGCTTCACAGATTCTTTCTGAAACTCTTCTCGGAAGTACGCTCTGTCGGCTTCTGATTGAACCGTCTGGATATACGAATCATAGGCGGCCAGGATTCTCTTATACTCTCTAACCGCCCTTTCATATTCACGCTGCTTCTGCATACACTCATACTCTGTAAGAAGGTTCCCTGCAAACGAATACTTAGGTCTGCTATAATCTTCCAGATCATCTTTCGTGTATGCCGGTTTTGAAATTCCCGGCCAGTACGGGTAGAAGCTATGCCTGCAATTCCAACCGCACAAACCGGCTCCCGTTCCATATCCGGTTGCCTCGTAGAAGTTCTCATACCCCGGAGCTGTGCCCTCAATCTTGAACACCTTGCCCTGCCAGACTGAGTGCGAGGGTCTGGCTCCTGCATGAGCTGTTGTCTCGTAATACTCAGCTCCAAGCTCCGAAGCATACAACTCTGTCAGCTTTCCGGCGGTCTGATTTACTCCGGTCAGCAGGGAAGTTCTGATTGCCGTATCCAGCTTTGAGATATACCCACTGTCATACATGACCGATGTTCCTTTGACTGCCGCATCCCGGATAGCTTGTCTGATTGCCTCCTGGTACGAAAAAGCACCGGACGTAACCTTCATATAGGCTGCGTTCAGTGCCTGTATATACTCCTGCTGTGTGGCTATTGCCGTTGTCAGCGTGAGATTTCCTATCTCTCCCCTGCACTTCTCTGCGGCGGCCTCCATAGTTCTCTGCATCGCTCCAGAAAGAACAATATCAGATGTTTTCAGCTTTCCAGCTTGCAGTAGCGGCTTTGCATCCTGCAACATTCCGGTCAGGCCTGCATCCTGGAATAATCGCAATATTTCTGTATCGGATTTCCCTGTCAGAACACCAACTTCCCGGATTACATCATTCATCAATGCTCCGGACTGCTTCGCCTGTTTCAACTGCCACTCGGCTGTCGGTGTGATTCTTCCAGTCTTCGCTATCCTTCGTGCCACATCTCGGATGATCTGCTCATTCAGTACATCGCACATTCCCAGATAGCCGGAAGAAAAGCTATTCAAATATTCCGGTGTCAGCACTGCTCACACCTCCTATTCTTCTGTAGGGAATCTGGCTACCGGCTCCGGCATCATGCTCTTTGCCTCTTCCTCCGAGCATCCAAAATACCACGCAAGAAACGCTTCTGTTTTCAACTTTCCGGCAACCACCATGGACCACCTACGCTGATACTCAGCTTCTGTGTCTTCCAGAACTCCATCGCCCCAGTTGCAGTTCAGCTCCGTTTCTCCGTCCGGAACCATATCATAAAGCAATGCCAGAACCCTCATGGCGTATATGATTTTCTCAAATCCCTTATGCCATGCGTCCTGCATCGCCGTTACCGTATGGTATGATCTCTGCTTTGATACCCGGATTTCGTATGCCGTTTTCTCAATGTCCGTTGGTTCAGACAGCGTACCGTAGGCAAGGCCAACCAAGAACTCTATTTTCATTAGCAGCTTATTCAGTCCCTGGAACAACGCTTCGTGGCGAATCTGCGGTGCATACTCTTTCAGCAGCCCCTTGTTAGTTCCATCCGCATTGTCGAAATCAAATGTCTTGAACATCCTTTCCTGTCCTGCCGGAAGAACCGGCTTTCCATGTTTATCTGTCTGGAACAACTCAGAATCGCCCAGGATAGCAGCTTCTGTGGCTTTATACTCCCACAATACACGCCCATACTGAATGTCAGCTTGTTCTATTATCTCTGTAGCTCTGGAGAACACTGATACCCCCAATGGCGAATCCGTATCGATATTGTTTGCCTTTGGTACTTTGATGTACGCAAAAAGTGGCTTGTCGATGTTACCGATAATTACCGGCTCTTCCGACAGGCCCGCCCATTCATCCACCTCAGACAGTGGTACTTCTTTCCGGAATCTATCCCTCACAGCATAGGTCCCATCATCGTTGTACTGGTAAATCTCCTCGGATTTGAACGCCTTGTTGATGATCGTATAGGTCATTCCCGTAAGCTCATGGTATTCAAGCCGGGTATACAGGTAATCTCCTATCTTCTTTCCTTCCACGAACACCGCCGCCGTTATCTCTCCCTTGTTATTGAACGCACAGGGGAAGAAATCCACCGCTTTCACAAAATCCAGCTCGATTGCCGTTGGCTTTCCGTTTTCGTCTATGTTCGTCACGAACGGCTTCACTGCAATAGCCCCACCTGCGCAGTACATCTCAACAAATTTGTTCAAGTCCGTAAGCTGGTCTTTCAACTGTTCATTGATGAAAGCAGCCATCGGACTGCCAGTTACCTCCATGCTGAACTCCGTTAGTATCAGCCTGGCAAATTCCTCCGAGATCGCTGCCGGCAGATTCAGAGGAATCACATTGTCTTTTCCACCTCTCCAGGGCGGTTCATTCTTGTACATGTTGTGCCACAGCTCTATGGCATTCTGCATTACTCCGGATTCGCATATATCAACGCCCAGGGCTTTTTCCACACTGTTATTCGGCACCAATCTTCTCAACACCTTTCTCAATATATTTGCAATTCTCAATCAGTTCACCCCGTCTTCTTAATGAATTTCTTTATCCTCTTCTCGAAGCTGTACTCCATAGCATCCAGAGAGTCAATATCACTGGTTCCATCATCCAGACGCTCCAGTTCCATTTTCTTCGGATTCCAAACCGCCATGCTGATAGCTTCGAGAACACTTTCACAATCTGGCGTAAAGAACACACGCCCAGTTGCTGAGAGCGTGGTCATTGTGAAGATACGGTCTGTAATCTTGCACTTGGCAGCATTCGTGACATTGATATTTCCCAGTTCCGCCTCAATCATAGCTTTCTGCAAACCTCGTTTCAGCACCAGTTCCGCAGAATCGCAGTACACATTCGTAATGAATCCGTACCGGTCCAATATCTTCTCAACGAATTTCATAAACATCCGGTTCAAATCATCGGGGTCTGTTCCGTCTGCATCGTGCCATTCAGAGGACAGCACGTACAGCTTCTCATATCCCTGGGTAATACCAGACGCAACAAAAGCGTGGCCGGAGCCGTTACCTCCGAAGTCCACGCCTATATTCAGCTCTATGAACTCTCCACGTTTCGCCATGTCAATCGTCTCTTCCAACGGCACGATGTACTCATCGTCCTCTGCCGCTATGGAAGTTGCCAGCTTAACGTATATCAGGCCTTCTGCAATACTTCTCTTACCTTCAATATCTCGGATGTACCAGATGCTGTCCTTGTCATACTGGCTGACAATCTCAGCTATTCTCTGCTTCGGGATGTTGATATTCTCGAAGATATTGAAATGCTCGTAATTGTAACCACCCAGAAGCTCTCCCTTGGCCGCTTTCTCAGCGTATTTGTCAATGTAATCAACGTATATCGCCGCCTTAGGATGGTCTGGGTTCAAGTCCCAGAAGATTTTTCTGTTCTTGGCTGCCAGTTGTCGGTTGAATGCCTCTTTGATGGTGTTGTCATGATGCAGGTTGATCTCGGTTGCAATCCACATACCGTATGAGTTACCTCGGATTTTCTTGTAACTATCGGACGCTGCACCTCCGGCGAAGATTACAATCTTGTCTTTGTACCCCGTATCCGGGCCATTTATCAGCAGGCAGTCATTCCCTTTGTACTGAGTCCACCTGCACTGCCCACGAAATATATACTCAAGACCGAACCCATTAGCATCTCCAATGTTCAGCTTAGCATTCGCCATAGTCGAACCAGTCGCCAGGTGGATTCTATCCTTCGTCGTTTTTAATTCGTGAGCAAATGCGAAAACATTATCTACCGTCTTACCGGAACGAACAGCACCTTCCAGGATATTGTAGGTACTGTTCACGCAATTTTTGATATACCGCTTGTGCTTGTCGCTGAAATTGAACCCTATACGCTTACGCCTGTTGACCTTGACATACGGGTTGGATAAGCCCTTATTCTTCGCCGCCATAAATGTCGGCTTCGATACCCTCCATGTCTTCTATCTCGTAAAGACCAATTTCCTGCTTATCTCTCCAGATGTCCGGCCTACGATTCTTCAACCAGAAACAGCACGCTCCTACGTCCGGTATGATGTCCTCTTCGGTCTCAACCGTCTCTATCTTCGCAGGCTTGGTATTACCGTCTTTGTCCATCTCAATAATTTTCCGGGTTACTTTTGTTTTCTTCTTACTTCCTTTTGCTCGCTTATACAGACTCAGTTCGACTTCTGCATCTGCATACTCTTTTCCGGCGGCCAGAGCCTCTGCAAACTCCGGGTAATCCTTTTTCCAACGGTTGATTGTTCTCGGAGATACCTCGAATGCGTCAGCTAAATCCTCATCCGTACCGCCTCTCATGCACAATACCTTGGCAATTTTTACGAATCTCTCATCATACTTCTGCTTTGCCGCCATTCAACCACCTACTTCCCTGCCAGGTAGTCAGCCGCCCAGTATTCAATCATCTGCCATTTGTTCTTACTGGTAATCGTGCCGTCCTTCTCTGCTTTTTTCAGAGCTTTTTTGATTACTTCTGCCGATTCTACCGGAATGGCAGCACTGCCAAATACTTTCGCAAGGTACGTCCAATCCATGTCTGGGTCAAAACCGGCATCGTCCATTTTCTCATTTGCAGCATCAATCATGGAATGGACTGCCGCCCCTACGTTCCGGATGTCCGTAAACTGCTGGTACTTATCCAGTGTCTCCACGAACTTCTCACACTGCTCATAGGCAGCAACACCGATAATCTCAGCACAACTACCGTTCAGATTCTTCATCAGTGCATCCAAGTCTCTAATCTGGTTCGGAAGAAACGCAAACGCAATGGTCTTGAAATCAAACTGAACCGCCGGAGTATTCAGCTTATCAAACTGCTCCAACGGTTCTTCCAGAATTTCTTTCCCTATATAGCTCTCCATCATATCATCGACGTTATCCATCAGCTTCACAATTTCTCTCAGCGTACTCTCATCATCAAACCCAGAGATTGCATTGTGAGCCAACTGCTTAGAAGCCGCCTTGCTTCGGGTCAGCCCGCTCTTATCCAGGATAACGATAATCTCTTTCAGTCCAGCCTCTCTTGCACTCTTTACTCTGTGATGCCCTGAAATAATCTCCAGCTTCTCTCCCATCAGTGCAATCAGAGGTAAACTCTCCAATTGCCCTCTGTTTTTGATGTTCGCTGTGAGCTGGTCCTGCATCTCATTTTTCATTATCCTGGCATTGATGTCCTGCTCCTTAAGCTCGGCTAACTGCACCTTCGCAATGTACAGCTCCGTACCCATGTCATAAATTATTTCATATTTTGCTTTCTGCTCTTCTGCCACTGTCTTTCCCTCCTTAACCATTCTTCCAATGTTTCCTGCTCTGTTCGGTCAGTCAGCTCCGCTTCGTATGTCAGCTTGAAACCGTTGTTCTTATCCTTCTGCCGGTTTACCAGCTTCATAATGCCCCGGACTTCTTTGTTCTCCGGATACTTCGTCAGCATGGCGGTCCGGACTTTCGTTACCTTCTCACGTTCCAGATCGTCCAGGAGCGTTTCTGTGAAGCAATGATTCTGTGCCAACATATACAGTAGTCTACCGAGCCGATACGTGGTGTGCGGGACCTTCATAACGTGCCAGATGAAGAGTGATGTGGCTTGCATCTTTGAAATCCCAAATACGCCCGATACCATCCCGTCAATCAGAACAGCTCTATTGAACGTAGCCGATGAACCAACAAAATTATGCGTCCATAGCTGTCTGTAATACTGTGCCTCTGCTGCCTTAATGGAGATGATCTGTACCTTGCTTTTCTCCGTTATCTCGTAATCTCTCGGCAACATACTACAGGCAATCGGTGCCAGCTTACTTTCGGAAGGTCTTTTGATTTTTCTTCCCTCTGCCAGTGCCGCCGCTTCTTCTCCTCTGTTCGAAGTAATGTAGCTGTTCAAATCTGCTCTCGTACCGGCTCTTGCAAATATCGGCTCTCCTACAGCCTCTCCGCTTCTTTTTTCCTGGTAGCAAACAACCAGCGCATTCGCATTCATGCACCGGTCAAACAACTCAATGTGTCCTGTTTCCGGGTCGAACAGCTTATACTCTGGTTCTTTCCAGGTCATTTTCCCCTGGGTGTCATAGAACTTCTCATAGCCGGAGAAGTATGTCGGCGGATTGGCAATAACCAGCGTGTGGGGATCGTCAAGCACCTCGTCCAGATGGTCCCACATATCCAACGGTCGGTACGTCATACCGTACATTTCCTTCTTGATGTTCTCTAAACTCTGCCGGATATGCTCAATGTGTTCCTCTCTTCTGTCTCTCAAATCTTTCAGCAGATTAAAGAAATACTCGTTACCGGCTGTCTTCGATGTTCTCAGATACATCTGAGCATACAGAGCAACCGCCGGGTCCAACAGCTCCTCATCAGAAAAGCCTTGGGCGTGTATCTCCAGTTCATCAAGTGGCTTGCCTGTAATGGCGTACCCCATAACCGAACTCATCATAGACACATCGCTTGTCTCAATCTGTTCCGGCTTATACCCGTTCTGGATTGCCAAGTTGCTCATGGCGAATGTTCCGGCACATGGCTCTACGAACCTCGTATACCCGTTCTTCGCAGCATTCTTTATCAGATTTACCAAGTATCTCTGCTCCACCGTACCCAAGCATCCTAAGAACATCTCTCCTGGGTCTCTGAAAAATGCCATTGCTTATCAACTCTCCCTTCTCTCGTTGCATTAAAAAAGGCACCGTACCCTTTCGGATGCGATGCCGTTGTTTTTGGACCGGAGCCCTGCGATGAACAGGGCCTCAACTATGGAATAGTTGCGTGCTGCCTACACCAGCTCCGGATATTATATTAAAGCGCCCATACCAAACAGACTCATTTGCTGGTAGCCATCATCCGGCTTCGTCTGCACTTCGGGCTTCTTACTTGCTGTTGCCACTTTCTTTCCCTTCGGGGGATTTGGGTCTGGAAGTTCTTCTATAATCTCTCCGGTGTTCTCCGCCCACCACTCAGCAAAAACAGTTCTGTGACACCAATCTTCCGGGATTCTTACATCCTCGTAGCACAGAAGGACCAAATCCTTTCCCTGGGCCGCTGCGTCACGTTCCATCTTCATAACCATGCTGATGATTCTGTCCTTGCCTATGCCGTTCAGCTTCTCGTAATAGGCTTTCTTGAAATCTTCCAGGTCCATTCTCAGCATATAACCTTTCGGCGCCAGTGAATAACACTGGTTCTCCAGTCTGTACGCCAGTTTGAATTTCGGCGTCCCGATGCTGATTCCTACACAATAATATTTGCCATCTGCAAGCTCTTTGTTGCTATATCTGCTCGTATAAATTCCCATTGTCCGTCTGCTCCTTTTCCCTTGAAAAACCGTTGTTTTCCATACTTTAATTATACCAGATTACCTACCTAAGTACAGGGATACAAGCTGTTTACCGTTTTTTAAGAATCCCTTCCTCCGGCTTTGCGATCCGAAGACCGCCCAGCCATCAGAGAAGGAAAAGTCGATTCACAGTGCTCCATTTTTATGGTGTGACATATGGGCTTTTGGCACTTACTACGTTACCACAGGTATTTTACCCTCGTCAATTCCATATTTTCTACTGTTTTTGAACCCAGTTTTCTCACACACCCAACAGGTACACAGCTATGATCTTGCAGGCGTTCCCGATGTCCTTATAGACAGTCTTCTCACTCACGCATTCCTCACTCGCAATCTGAGCAACCGTCTTTTCTTCCTCTGCTATGTAGTATTCGTACACTTCCCTGTAACACCGCATAGCTTCTGGCTTTTTCGATGTTTCGCACTCCTCCCGGTACGTCTCAATCGCACGCTCTATCCGGTTGATGTAATACATATTCTCCGCCCTGCGCTTTTCCTCTTTCTCTACTACGCTTTCCTGGCTATTGATATGTGCCGAACCCATCAAATCTCTTAGGAACGCCCACCGTTTTTCTACTTTCTCGCTTTCCGTAAATTCTTCCTTTTCCGGGATTTCCCTTTTCAGTCTACGGTAGTCTGATAACAATTTCTTGGTTCTTTTTACCTTATCAGCGTTACTCTGCTCACGTTTTTCGGTCTTTTTTCGCTCTTCTCTGCACATTTTGACCGCTTCTCTCGCAGATATTTCCGCTATCTGTGTCAGCTCTCTCCCTGTTACCTGGTAGATTCTGTTTCCCTCCAGACTCTCCGTTTCCACAGGTACGATTGCCAACAGTTCCTGCTCACTCTGCCTTTCCATATACCGCCATACCTCCTTGACTTTTCTTGCTCTGCTCCATATAATGAATCTATCTACGAACATTTGAGGAGCTGCCATGGGGATATGGCGGCTTTTCTTTTTATCTCCGGTACTTCTTGCATGAAGCGAAGTGCGAAATATAACCTGCTCCATCTCCACGCTCGCCTACCAGGATTCTTCCTGTCACTACTTCTCCGTCCGGCGTGACGATCTTCTCTTTCCCGGTGCTGTCCTTCTTGTAATTATGCAGTGCCATGTCTACCGGCATATTCTTTCCGGACTTCATCCGCACCCACAGGATTCTTCTGCCACACTGACGGCACGTTCCTTCGCTTGCCTTGTTGATCACAGCCGCACCTTCTTTCCCATTCCTGCCGTTCCGTATCTCAAAGCCTCATTCAGAACCGCAACCATCTCTGTAATGCTTACTGCTATTGCCTGGTTCCGGTTCCTGTCATTGATACTTACCATGCCGGTCTGCAAACTTGCCTTGATTCCGACATCCGCTACTTTCTGATGCAGGATTCTCTTCTCTTTCTGAAATGCTCCTGTTCCTTTGAACTTCGTGTATGTGCCCTTCGTCTCAGCGTACACTCCATCCAACGGTCCTTCCTTCGGGTCTGTAACATGCCCTATGATAAAATCACTCATATCATTCCTCCTTTGCTCTACTGCTGTGTCTCTACTTTCTCCTGCAAATACCCTTCCAGGGTCATTTGTCCTATCTGTTCCCAAGTTCTTGTAGAAATTCCGCATCTATTCAAAGCATCTTCGTATGCAACGCCATGGTTCTTTATCTTCAAGCACCCTTCGCACATCCTTCTGTGTTTATCGTTATCTGATGCCATGAGCCTCTGGAATCTGTTTGGCTCCGGCTCTAAGTGGCATCCGAATCCGCATACGATACATCCGGTTCTCTGTTCTCCTGTAAGAATCCAGTTCCCCTGCTCATCCTGCTTCGCTTCTCCATATACGCTGCATATAGGAATCTCATTCTCTGCAACATATCGTATGATTTCTCCTTTCGGCCAAAATCCTAAAGGCTGGCTTTTAATCGTGCGTCCATCATACACATTGCACCCTGTATGGTTGTATTGGTTTTCTCTACGAAAGCTCTCGTCCTGAGTTATTCCGATAAACGGCTGTCTGCCAGTTCTCTTAACATATTCTTTGAACGGCTGCTTCTTCATTACTTCGCAACAATATTCTGAAATATCTGCTGGCATTTTTTCAGTATTTATCGCCCATTGCCATTTCTTTGCCAGCATACCGAACTTTCCTCTCTCATCTCCGTTGAGCAGGTAATTTCTGTATCTATCGCTAAGTCTTCCATGCCGCAGCTTTCTTATTTTCCCTGCTGTGTCTTTGCTCGTAATTGGAAACCCTTTATTTTCACACACCCACTTAAAACTGTGTTTCGGATGAAGCGTTTCCTTCTCAATATCCAATTCCGGAAACTTTTCTCTCAGCCATTGCGTGTAAAATTCTACAAATTCTCTGATTTCCGGGTACTCCGTCCCTGTATCCACATATACCAGTGGGATTTTCCCGTCAAGTCCGTATTTCCTATATGCCTGGCACACAATATAAGCCAGAACCGTACTATCGAGACCGCCGGAAAACGATACATAAACAGCTCCGTTCCAATATGTGTGCCATTCATACACTCGGTACATCGAGAAGTTGGGTTTCATTTCGTATGGCTGATACTTCATGCTTTTGAAACTGCTTTTCGGAAATTTCAATGTTTCTTCCAGCAAGTACGCCATTGTTCCTATTCTTCTCCTCTCATTTCCTTCTCAACCTCTGCTCCACACCGGCAACAGATATTCTGAATCGGCTCGCCCAGTTCTCCTCTGAAAATCTGGATGTTATCCATGGAGATCACCGCCGTGCACATCGGGTCATAATGCTCTGCCAGGAAATGCTTGATAGGTTCCGCCGCTACCTCGAACTCCTTCATCAGCTTTTCAGCTTTTTCCTTCTCTTCCTCTTCCGGATGCAGAAGTCTCTCATAATCCGTCCAGCGTTCATCAATGTATCTTCTCTCCAACAGTTTTCTCTTTCCATCTTCCTCGATAACAACCTGGGTTCCTTCCACCGCCAGGATTCTTACCGGCTCGTCCATGTACTTTTCTCTATCAAAAATCGGTACAGGAACCATGAAATCTAAGCGAAACGCACGTTCCATTTCCCATGGCATTACCTCACGCACCTTATCTGTTCTGATTGCCATTCTTCCTACCAAATCTCTTAAATTCATTTACTCTTCCTCCTCTGGTTCATCATATCCATACTCATCATCTTCGGTGTCGGTTTCGTCTTCCTCAAAGCCACTTGTAATCTCTGTACCGTCCCCTGCACCGTCTAAATCGGTTTCATCAGTAAATTGTGTATCTTCCGGGTTATTGCCCGTAGAATCGTCATATACGTTCTCATCTGCATCCTCATATTCTTCCACTGGGCCAGGAAGGGCATGTTCATCTGCTACCTCTCCTGGAAGTTCCGGATGTTCGATGTACTCCGGGCAAATATCCGGCTCGATTCCTGCCTGTCCCGGCTCCGTCACATCTCTGTAGTCCGCATCGAAAATACTTCTCTGCGTAGTATCAGCAACCGGTCTCATCTCGTATTCCCCGGTCTCCTCATTCAAGAACAGCTCCATCTCGGTGTCCAGGTTACCTTTTTTCACATCTTCAACTTTCATCTGGCTTGTTACCTTGTGACTGAACTTCGGCTTCGCAATCTCTCTGCTTTCTCCGGGAATGTTTGGATTGTAATTCGGCACATACTCTCTCACGAGCGATACATCCAGTTTCAGTGTCAGTGTTCCTTCCTGGCATTCCTTTTCCTGCATATTACCGAGCAGTCGCTGTAATACAAAATTCATATCTCTCTTCATGTCATTAAAGGTATCGCCATCAAAATTCAATTCCTTCACAAAATCACTCATTCTACTTACCCGCCTTTCCGAACTGGATATTATGTTCTTTCATGTACTCCTGCAAATCCTTCAACTGCTGGAGCGTGCCAATCGCATAGAAGGTTGCCTTATATTTCTTTTCCTCCGGAAGAGCTTCTTTTTCAGCCGGCTTTTCTGCCGGTTCCTCACTCTGCACATCCGCCGTCTTATCCTGAACCGGTGCGTTGTAGCCAGATTCCGAAGCTCTTTCCTCCTGGGCCTGCTGTTCTGCCAGTGCCTTTTCTCTCTCCGCACGTTCCGCAGCATTTTTTTCTGCCTCCTGGCGTCTACGTTCCTCCGCTTCTTTGGCTCTGGCTTCTGCTTCGGCTCTCCGGCGTTCCTCTTCCTCGGCTTTTCTCTTACGGTCTGCCTCCATCTGCTCTTCAAACTTAATCAGACGAGCGTTCTCAGCCATAGCCTGGGACATATCAAGCGTTCTCACGTATACATCCTTCGCATTCAGCTTATACTTGCTATCCAGTGCGTCAATGGCCGCCAGGTCACTCTTTACTCTCTGAATCTTTTCCTGGATTTCGGTTGCTGCCTTACTTTCCTTGAAGCTCACATTCAGATACTGTGTCTCAAACACTCGCTCAAAAGGAAGTACCTCTGCCAATTCTCCGATTGTCTCAGCATATACATCCTGCAATCTGGCTTTCTTCTCCTCTTTTACACCGTTCTCATATTCCTTTACCTGCCCGTCAATGATGCTGATCTGCTCCTTGATGAGTACCGTTACATCCTTCAAGTCATTCTCGAATACCTCATACGGCTCCATGCACTTTTTCTTGACAAGCTTTCTTCTGTCCTCGATCTCATTGAGCAATTTTCTAAGGGCGGCTCTGTCATTCTTCGCATCCGATACCGTATCTTCCGTATACACCAAGCCCTGGTATGCTTCCACGATACTTCTGACATTCGCCTCCAGCTCCGCTTTGTTCCAGTCAATCTTCTGCAAGAATCCGTCTTCCGTTGGATTCACGAGTCTTATTTCCATTTTTTCATCCACTGTGAATTTCCTCCTATTC